GGAACTTCAATTACATTAGATGCAACGACAAACTTTAGTTCATCAGGAAGAATATTAGTTGAAAACGAATTAATTTCATACGCAGGTGTATCGTCACCAAACTTAACAACAATCACAAGAGAAGTTGATGGGACAAGTAAGGCAGCTCATGCTGATGGCACATCAGTTGTAGACGCTACAAATTTTTCTGATTGGGGAGAAGCAGTTCTTGCATCAGAAGTAACTCTTGAACCAGGTCTTTGGAGTTTAGATAACTTTGGTCAAGTATTAATTGCAACAATTGCAAACGGTAAAACATTTACATGGAACGCGGGAGCAGCAACACCGTTGACTACAAGAGCTTCTACATCTACATCTAGTTTTTCTACAGCAAATAATCCAACAGCTTCTAGGCTAACATTAATATCGCCAACAACTAGACACTTATGTCACTTTGGAACTGAAACAACGATTGGAACTACGACAACACAAGACGATATGTTTATAAGATTTTCAAATCAAGAAGATATAAACAGTTATACAATCACAGCAACCAACAGTGCTGGTGATTTTAGGTTGCAAGATGGTACAAAAATTATAAGTGCGATAAAAGCAAAAGAAACAATTCTAGTGTTTACAGACAATGCATTGTACACAATGAAATTTGTAGGCGCACCTTTTACATTTAGCTTTGAACAAGTTGGTACAAACTGTGGATTGATAGGTAAGAATGCAGTTGTTGAAGTTGATGGTGCTGCGTTCTGGTTATCTCCAAATGGTTTCTTTATGTTTGATGGTACAGTTAAATCACTACCGTGCACAGTAGAAGATTTTGTATATAATAATTTTGATACTACAAAAGGTCAACAAGTTGCAGCAGGTATCAATAATCTATTTACAGAAGTTGTTTGGTATTATCCTTCACAAGGATCTAGCTTTAACGATAAATACGTTGTGTTTAATTATGGTGAATCTAGCAGTTCTAGAATGCCAGGAGGCATATGGTATACAGGAACAGAATCAAGAACATCTTGGATTGATGCAATTGTATATCCTAAACCTTATGGAACAAAATATGACAGCACAGCAAATGGTACTTTTCCAACAGTTGTAGGTCAAGATGGATTAGGTCAAACTAAATTTTTTGAACATGAAGTTGGCACAGATCAAGTCAATGAAGATGGTTCAACAACAATAGTTACTTCTTTTGTAAAATCATATGATATTGATATAGAACAAAGACAAAGAGGTGCAGCAGGAATGCCTTCTGGACCAAAAGTATCTGGTGAATTTTTATTAGCAATGAGAAGATTCGTACCAGACTTTAAAGCTTTGACTGGAAATGCTAAAGTTAGTTTAGGTGTTAAAAGATATCCACAAGAATCTGACACTACAACTGCTTTAAGTCCTTTTACAATAACTTCTACAACTATTAAAAAAGACACTAGAGCTAGGGGTAGATTTGTAAATGTTAAAATAGAAAACGACAGCTCTGGTGAAGAGTGGAGATTTGGTACATTAAGATTAGATATACAGGGAGATGGACGTAGATAATGACAAAAATAAATATAAGAATACCAGAACCTAAACAAGAATACGATGTTTCTAACCAGAAACAAATAAATAGAGCTTTAACTATTATGAAAGATCAATTAAACTCTACTTTTTTAGATGAGGTAAAACAGGAGCAAGAGAGATTCTCTTGGTTTATAAGTGGCTAATATATACAAAAACGAATTAATAGATTTAACTACCACAGATAACACTGTAATATATACAACACCTGCTGATTCTAGAGCCATAATTAAAAGTATATTAGTATCAGAGGATGCTGGGTCAGGGTCAACAATAACTTTTACTATAACAAATGCTGCCTCTGCAGTATTTAACTTGTTTAAAGACAAAGCAATAGCCTCAAAAGCAACAACAGAGCTGTTAACACACCCTTTAATTTTAGAAGAAAATGAGGTATTAAAGGCACAAGCAGCTGATGCAAATGAATTACACGTAATTGCATCAATATTGGAGATAAATAGGGATTAATATGTCGTTTATAGAAACAGAAGCATCTTATAGAATAGAGATAATAGATGGGAAACCTGTTAAAATTATTACACCGCAAACAGAAGTTACGTTAACTAATATGAAAACAGGACAAGAATATAATTCAGATGCAGAAGCTATGCAAGATGTGCAGAATCCTGAAACAGAAACTGTGGCTGACGATATCAAAAGAGATGTAAAAGTTACTGTAGAAGCTTTACCACTTGGAGGTAGCACTAAGTTATGATGAGTCCATATGATAAACAGGTGTACGATGCAGGTTTTAAATACATACCTAGAAGTGAGTTTTTATTAAATCCATTTCAAATACCACAGGGTGGTGGTGCAGATGCATCAAAACCTGATTTTGGATTACCTACTTTAAATGTAGGTGGTGGAGGTGAAGGCGGTGCTGCTTACACTGGCGGAATAACTGGTTTAACGACTGATTTTCAAAAAGCAGTAGATGCTAGAACCAAAAGATTAGAGGATGCATATAATAATCCTAGCACAGCAAAAATTTTTGGATTTCCTGCATTTAGACAAGATGTTAATCCTGCAGACGCTGGATTTTACGTTGCAGATCCAGATCTAAGAGTACCACAACAAAGAACTATGTTAGGAAAAATGTTTCAACCACAATCACCACAAGAGATCATGGATGAAGGGTATACACCAAGAACAAACATAGGTATACTAAATGCTATCTTAGGCAAAGCTGACAAATTTGGAACTTTATCTAGACCTGATCAAGCATTCATTACAAGTCAAATGGGTTACACTGGCCCTACAGTATTTGGTGAAAATACAACAGGATTATCTAAAGATCCGTTTGGATTAAATGTTAGATCTGCATTTGGTAATTATGCAGAAAGAGTAGGTAAAGAGGTAAATAAACTAGGACTTGCATTAAGTGATGCTGGAAAAGTAGGAAGCAAATATAATGCAACATTTAATCCTGAAACAGGATTATTTGAAGGTGAAGAAGCAGACCTTGCAAATCAAATGACAAAACTATTAAGAACAAAATTAAATTTTTATATAGGTAAGAAAAAAGAAAGAGATGAAGGTTTTAGAGAACAAGAGGCACAAAAAATACGAGACGAAATGGCAGCAGCAGCTGCAGCAAAAAACAGAGCCGCAGCTCGAGCAGCAATTAAAAGACAAGGAGAAGCAGATTATACTCCTAGTATACACGGGGCAACTGATTACGGACGAGATAGTAAGGGTAACCAATCATTTGATTTTGGAGGAGGATTCGGTATTGGTTCAGATGGTGGTCCTGTAAGTAATAGAACTGGTAGAGGAAGAACCGGCTATATGTTAGGCGGACTAGCTGACCTTGTAGATATATATGATTGATTATAGGAGAAAAAGACTATAAAAAGGAAAACTATGGCAATTTCAAGAATGGATATGGAAAGACAACTTAGAGCTGGCGGTGGTATCATGACACTAGAAGAGCCAAGACAAGGGTATTTCTTAGGTAAAATTGTAAAGAAAGCTAAAAGAGCTGTTAAAAAGATAACTAAATCACCATTAGCTAAGTTTGCTTTGGCTGGATTAGCAGCAAATTATGCTCCTATGCTATTTGGTAAGAAAACTTTGTTACAATCAGCAGGTGGATTACCAGGTCTTTTTTCAAAATTTAAAAGTGGAGAAGGTATGTTGGGCCAACTAGGAAACATATTTAGAGTAGGCGGAGAAGCTAAAAATCCATTTAGTATATTTAGAGTAGGTGGTGGTTTATTAGGGGCAGGAGCAATCGCTGCACCATTCTTAATGGGTGGTGATGACGAAGAAGATGTTCCAGAAGAATCATTTACTGGTCCAATAAGCAGTATTGAAGACATTAGAGGCCAAGCTAGACAATATTATGGTGACCCTACAAACTCTGCATTATATTTTATGCCTCCTAAATCAGCTGTAAGAAGTTCTTTCTATGCTGCTGATGGTGGATTAGCTAGTATACCTAGAGACGGATATAGAATAGGTGGTGGTGTGTTACAAAAAGCGGGCCAAATGATAAAGTCTGGTGTAGGTAAAGTCAGATCTTTATTTGATGATGCAGATATAAATTTAAGTATTAGAGACGAAGATGTTATGACAGATGCGGGACTACAAGCACAAGCAACTGGTCTAGATGTTTTTATTACACCTAAATCTAAAAAATCTGTAAAGGTCATGGAAGAATTAATTGATGAAGGATACAATATTGCTAAAGAGGTAGATGGTAGTTACTCTGTTAGCTCTTTGGACGAAGGACCTTTAGATGAAATTGCTAAAAGATTAAGATTAGGTGGCGATGACATAGAAGATTTTATGAAAAGTTATGAAGATTATCAAGGTGGTCTTAGAAGCACAGGTTCTGAAGAAGATATGATTTACGAAGCATTAAGACAAAGAAAAGCAGAAGGTGGTCTTATGGACCTAGGTGGCTTTGAAAAAGATTATAGAGAGGGTGGTTTTGTACCACTAGGAGCTGAGGAAAGAGCGGACGATGTGCCAGCTAGACTTAGTAAAAATGAATTTGTATTTACAGCAGATGCTGTAAGAAATGCAGGTCAGGGAGATATTGATAAAGGTGCTGAAGTTATGCAGAATATGATGGACAATTTAGAAGCAGGTGGTACTATATCAGAAGAGTCCCAGGGCATGGAAAATCCTGCACAAGCAATGTTCGATCAAGCACAACAATTGGAGAGTAGAATAGCATAATGGCATTACCAGATTATTTACAAGATACCGCAAAAGATTACGCCCGACAGCTGACGGCAACGACGTCGGCACCTATAGATACAAGTAAATTTACAGGTAGACAGTTTGTTGCTGGTGAAGATCCTTTACAAACTGCTGCAATTAATCTTGCAACACAAGGTGTTGGCTCTTATCAACCATTTTTACAACAAGCACAAACACTCACGGGCACTGGAGCAGGGACCGGGCCTGGATCTATTGCATCTTTTATGTCACCTTATCAACAAGGTGTTATTGATGAAACGTTAAGACAGTTTGAT